ATTTAATCTTACCAACAGCAACTAACTTATCGTTGATGGAGTGATGTGTTGTTGTTCCGTTTTTACCATATCTACCAAAACCATAGTATTGTAAACCAAGTTTCATTGCTTCTTTATATGCACCAGACTCGGTAGGCGGTGTTTGATTCAAACCTTTTTCACTTGGTTTTGTTGTATCTTTCTTATTTAATTCTGTTGCCATCCATTGTTGTGCTTGTTCATGATCTGGTTGTTTTGATGTAAATTCTTTTACTTTCTTAAAAATCTGCATCATCTCTTCTTTTTTTGCTTTCACTACTTCTGGATCTGCAGAGCGTAAATCTTCAGAGTTATCAAATTCAATATAGTTTTGTCCAAATAGTTTAGCAAACTCGGCTCTATTCTTTTGAACTGCATCCCATTTCTCTTTACGAATATTCTCTGGTACTGTTCTACCACCACGTTGACCACGTTCAATGTTTCTTTGTTGTGATACTTCATCTTTAGTTTGAACTGCAACCATAGATGTTGCATAACCAATCTCTTCTAACTTCTCTTTAATCTTCTTAATCTTTTCAAAATCATCACCCGTACCATTAATGATTAAACCATTGCGACCAGACAATGCCAATCTTTGGCGCAACTCAGTGACATTCTTTGCACGACCACGAACTAAATCTCTTTTGCTTTGTTCACCAGCAGGCATCTTCATATCAAGATTTTCTTTGTCCATCAAGTATTCAAATGCTTTATCTGAATTCAATTCTGTTAATCCATGACCTGCAAGTGTATTATCTAATACATAATCTTTACCTGAACCTGGACCGCCAGATAAGAATACTGCTTTGAAGATACTCTTATCATGCACACCTTCATCTAACTGTTGTTCAAATAAAAAATCTAATGATAGATTGAATCCTTCTTTAACACCCATACCTTTTCTTACATCATGATATAATTCTTTGGCATGTTTATCTTGCACACGACCAGGAATGCCTTGTTTGAATTCTTTATAGTTACCAGATGTTGCATGACCTCTCATCTTAGATGCAGACATACCTTCTGCACCCTCTGCATCAGGATCACGTTGACCAGCAGAATGAACTGTAATCTTCTTAAAATTGAAGTGTCCATGCGGTCCTTTTACATTATTGTATTTGTGTAACAACTTATGATATTCGTCTGTGCGGTCTGAACCAGCAACCATATGCAGATGTGTTGCACCTGCTTTATGTAACTTTGCCGCTTGACTTAGAAAATTAGGATGTTCTTTATCTGATACTGTTAGATTAGTATCTGGAAAGAATCGTTTAGCATGTTTTAGTTTTTGTTGAGAAGTGAGAGGATTCTTACCTGGGTCTTGACTATGTGAGAGAACAACATGGTGTGTTCCACCAACATTTTTAGCAATCTCTTTGACTTTATTGACTAGTTTTTCGTGACCTACTGTAGGTGGATTGACTCTACCAAATGCCAAAACGGCATGCTTTTCTTTTTCTTCTTTAATAAAATCTTTAAATTTCATGTTCTCCCGCCTCTATAGCAAGTTATACTGTATTTATACTTTTAACATCTTCACATAATCAGAACAAACACCTATTGGGTTAATTTGTTTAATTTCTTCATAGTTCCAATGTTTTTCTGGCATTACCATAATCGTCATATCATTAACAACTTCTTTACCCGGATATGCCCATGTATACCCAAAATTAGTCATTGTATAGTCATCATTTTCATGCCAAAAATAATGTAGTTTTGGATGATTAAAACAATATGCCATTGCACGAACATCTTTACAATGAATCCATAGATGGTCCACTCTATCAATTAAGTAATTCTCTTTTACTTTGTATTGTTCACAATCATGGCCAAAGTATAAATCATTCTTAATCATTCGTAAATCTACTTCAACACAATAACCACGTTCTATGGCATCATCCAAATAATAAGGATTGTTTTCTTCTGCAATATTAGGTCCGTTAATATTACCTCTGTGTGCAATCAGTATCATAGGTTTATAACAACTCCTAAGTTTTCTCCACGACCAGAAGGAATCATAATCTCAACTTTTTTACCTATCTTCTCAAATAAATGATCATGTACCTTTTGTGTAAAACTCCATTCATATACATCGTGAAATGCTAATACATACTTATCTGCCAATAATGGTAAAAATGCATCAATATCTTTAATCATTTGTTCTTCAAAATGACCAGCATCAATAAAGACAAAATCTAATTTCTCACGAAAATGATTCTTAATGCATCTAAACGTATCATCTGGACTCCAACCAATCTCAGGAAATAACGTATTCTGTAATTCAAACTTCTCAATAAGATATTTTACAGATTTATAACCATCAGATGTTTCATATACTGTTCTTTCAAAATCTTTGTATGCACCAGGATTCTGACATTTCTCTTCAATGTATGCATCCATAGTAACTATCTTACCACCAGTTTGTTTGAAACCTAATCCAATTGCACAACTACTCACACCAAATGCAGTAGCACATTCATATCCTCTCTGCAAATTATGTTCAATAATCAAATCTCTAAGAAAATTAAATTCTTCTTCTTTTATAGAATATGGATATGGATGTTGTTTCATCTTAATATGACCACTACCCGTATTCTCATACTGAACTGGTCCATCTTCAAACTTTACTATTTCTTCAAATTGACTCATTTATCCATCTCCACGTATTCACCTTTAGGTGTATGTTGTAATGTTTTATGTATGCTAAATTCTTTCCATGGTAATCTCATATCAGATATCCATTGTGTAGATAAAACATGTGGACACAATAAATCAGTTTTCATATACAAATGCGTTAAGAAACATGATGCCTTAGAAAACAACATCATATTAAACATATTACCCGCTTGAATCATATCACCTGTACCTTGACCGAGATGATTACGATGTGCCATAGTATAGAACTTATCAGTTTCAAATTCTGGCAAATCTTCATGTAGAATCATATCTGGTCTCATACGTATAACTAAATCATAAAACATACCAGTATGTGATACAAAGTTTTCTACTAAACTAATACCCGCATGTAACTTATGAAACATTGATAAGATATTCTTTGGTCTATGTGCAAAATTCTTATAAAGATTGCCACGATACTCAAACAACTCATTGTAATTATTCCAATCTTCAATTACTAATGATGTTGGTTTGTATGCCTCAATAATCTCTTCTCTATCAATCTTTGGGGTATCTTCAAAATACCCTTTCTCATTTTGTTTATCCCCAGGTATCCACCATCCCTCTTCATTCCATGTATGAATAAAAATATCAGGATTGTATCTATCAATTACCTTCTCTTTAAAATTAGGTAATACATCACGCCAACACCTAAGATGTCCAGTTAATACTATAGCAACTTTCATCTGTCTGTATGCACTTTCAAAAAAGTATTATTCATTGTGTTTATTTCATTTTTAATCCACATAGGATTATATGAAGAATAAACATGTTGAAAAATATGTTCATCAATCAATTCCTGACTTTCTATAAAACTTGTTTTACAATAAATTGCATCGTCATTAAAATTTAATATTTTTAATTTAGCAGATTTGTGCAATAGTAAATAAAACCCATATATGATGTAATCAAAATCTTGTGAATTAACTTTAATCCAATTCTCTTCATAGTTTATATATTCTAAAAAATCTGTGAAGTTTAATTTGCTATAAACCGGTATATCATTAAACCAAAAGAAAACATTCATTGTAGTGCCATTAACTTCAGAATTAAACATACCATATGAAAGAATATCACTTAACTTCTGTTTTTCAAAATCTGTAAAAAACTTCAATGGTTCAGTTTGATAATAATACTTTTGTTGTATTAAATTTGAATATAATGTATTCTCTTTTATTTTATGGTAAAATAGTGTATCATAATCCATATTTTTAAGAAATAACGTATCAACATCAATTACCCCAACTTTATCAAATTCATCTTGTGTAAAAATCTCAATCAATCCACTGTATTTTTTTTGAGTAATAACACCATAATTTACGGGTCTTTGATTAACAATTGAACGATATTTTAACTTTTTGTTTTTTGTTTTGAATTCTTTTGCATCTTCTTCAGATGAAAATATTAAGTAAATATGATCATCATTAAAGTGTTTATTATAACTCTCTATTAATTTACTACCTTCATCAAATTTTGGTGGATGTATTGGTGCAAGAAAACAAGATTTGTTCACTTGTAATTCTCTAAAAAGTAATTCAAATCTTCAGGTGTACCTAATCCCCACATCTTGTCAATGTTCTTTACACGAATCTTTTTACCATCACCAATTGCTTCATTGAATACTGGACAAACATAAAACTCATTGTTTGTTCTGATATTCTTCTCAATCATCTGTTCTGTATACTTAACATAATCAGAACCTTTCTTCCAGTAATAGATACCTACAGTAGCAATATTTGAAATAGGATTCTTCTCTGCAACTTCAGATACAAACCCATCATCACCTAACTTAGCAAATGACCACTTAGGATGTGTTGCTTCAAATGTAACAATACCACCATCTACTGTATCTGCAGTAAATGCATAGAGACATTCATTTGAATTCCATTCTGCAAACTGATCTGAGTTTGCCATCAATAATGGTTGATCATTATCAATAAATTCTTTTGCAAGTAATGTAGTGCAAGCCGCACCTTCTGTAATACCATCTACTTGAACAATATCACAACCTGGTGCAATTAGATTCAATAACTGCTTTAGATTGTATTTCTCGTAGTGATCTTTTTGTACCAAGAAGATAAAGTGTGCATCAACATTTAAGTTTTCAACAACAACTTGAATCATTGGTTTGCCATTAACTTCAATTAATGGTTTAGGAAATGTGTATCCTGCTTGAGCAAATCTACTACCAGCACCTGCCATTGGTATTAATACATTCATCTTATTATCTCTCCATGGTATCTTTTTTCTCGTCACGCCATCAAGTATATCTTTTGCTTCATCAATCTTTTCTTTGGTCAAATCTGTTGTATCTTTTACGGGTACTAGATGAGCACCAGAATTCAATGCACCTTCACGACCAATATGACTATCTTCAATGATTACTGTATTCTTAGGCAATACATCTAACTCAGTCATACATTTCCAATACATTTCGGGAAATGGTTTTGTTCTCTTTACATCTTCATTACTGATATAGTAATCAACAAACTCTAACACACCAATACTTAGTAATGCAATCTTTACAGTTTCACGAATTGAATTACTAGCAACTGCAATCTTAATACCTTGTAACTTAAGTAACTGAAATGTATCAATTAGAAATTGATTCTTTGGAAACTGTTTGATAAGTGTAAAAGTAATCTCTTGTTTATCGGACCATACTTTAGTATAATGACTTGGACTCAAACCTTTATCATCTGTCAACATCTTAAGTTTCTTTGTAGTATTTAATCCATCATACTTACTTAAGTGTTCTTCACGACTGATTACGTATTGTTCACCAAATTGACTTAATGCAACATTCAGTGCTTCATAGTGTAATTCACGACTATCAATCAATACACCATCAAGATCAAAAATAATTAACTTATTGTGCATCACGATGTACCTTGTTGTGACGAACAATACTCTTGCCATTACATACCCATTTGCATTGTGTTCTCATGCGTAATGACCATTCTACATCTTCTGCTTGATGATGAACTAATTCTTCATTGAAAGGTATTTTAGTTGCTAACTCTTTCTTAACAATCATAAACCCACCAGATTGATACATGCATAATGTCTGTGACCAATCATCATATGGTAATGATGCATACTGTGGAAAGAATGGTGAATCCCAGATAACCCAATCAGTGAAATGTCTTTTACCATTAATCAATAACTGTTGGCACGATGCAACATCCCAATCATCACCAAACTCAAGAAAGTTTGTATACCAATCTTTATCAAATACATAATAATCATGCATCAATACTACATTCTCATACTTTGCAGATTGAACTAATGTATTTTTCTTTCGTGTGATCCAACCTTCTTTTTCAGATTCATCAAAGTAAATGTATTTTACAGTATCAGTATCTTCATGTTTGGTTGGTCCAATACATAAAATTTCATAGTTAGGTATGTTTAGTGCTTCAATAGATTGAAAAACTTCATTCAACTGATCCATATTTTTATAGGTAGTTGTTATTCCAAATGTAAAATTCATACAAGCCTCATTATATCGTCAACGGTGTTTTTAATTAAATGGTTTAGCGTTACAAACTCGTGTGCATCATCTATCTGTTTCTTTCTGACACCTTTAAACTTCTGCATATACTCTACCAACTCATCATCATTGGTATAAGTAAATCCAAATTCTTTTAATACCTTTGCACCAGCAATCTCTCTTGATGCCCATGGTGTTCTATTCAACATAGATTCCAATAACACAAGACCAAACCCTTCTTTGTGTGAGTGCATAATATATAGATCGGCTTCACTGAGTGCAGATAATACTTCATTTCTATCTTCAATCATTAATGCCTTAACATTATCAGTATCATTAGGTTTGATTTGATGTCTATTATCATAACCTGTTAATACTAATGTTACATCTTTTCTATCTACTTTACCAAATGCTTCTACTAACTCATTCATTGCTTTGTTGGGCCAGTATCCACCACATGACAGAAACATATACTTAGTAGTGATTTCATACTTCTCACGAAAACCTTTTTGTCCTACTGATACTTTATCATCTATGCCATGTCTAATCTGAACTGATTTTCTCATTACAGATTTACGTTTAACATACTCCCAATCTTCTTGTGTTGAACAACCAAGATACTTAACATTTTGAATTGCTCTTTGATATACATTACTTTCAGATGGAACAATAAGCATAAACACAATTGGTGATGGTATCTTATTACAATTATTCAATACAAAATCTTGTAATCCAACATCACCACCATGAACAACAATTAAGTCCCACTTTTCTAATAGTATAGATGCTTCATTAGATACACGAACACCATTTAAATTACCTTGATGTTCACCTGCAAATACTGCAACTTCATGTCCACGACTTAATGTTTCATCTGCCATATCACGAACATAGTTTTCAGAACCACCAGGATATGGTGCATATCTATGAACAACATATAAAATCTTACTCATACTGTGCCTCTATTTCTCTACGCCATTCTGTTCTATCATATTGATGAACAATACAGAATTCTTTACCTGTGCTAGTTAAAACTTTACCGTTCTCAAACTTAGGACTTGGTTCTAATAGTTTAGGTCTAAATTCATCAATCTTTGATGGGTCTGCAGTAGTACCTAATTGACATGCCCATCCATCTTCAGATTTCATATAACGACTATATGAATTATCTTTGTATGGTAATTGTGATATCATAAAATTGAATGTTGATTGGTCACAAATAGGAATAGGTCTATTGATTGCGGCAGTAAAGATATTGATTGCAAGTGATTTCATTGCTTCATGTCTACCACCCAATACACCTACATTATAGATTTCATTATCTCTAAACTTCTCATGGATATATGGTCCATAAGTTTCTAATAGATTGTTATCGCCCCAAGGTTCATCTTTATACAAAATACTTTCAGATGCAAACAATAGATGTTGGCGTTGACCTAATTGTTCTTCTAAGAACTTTGATGGATTGGTTTGAAATATAACATCTTTAACATCGGTAGTAATTACATACCGATATTCATGTGTAGATAGATGTTCGTAGATGTGTAGGAATCGTTCTACATGAACAGGTAATTTTGATTGGTAAACTAGATTACCATCTTTATCTTGATTGAATCCTATGATGTTTACACCACAACTTGCAACTTGATATGCGGTTTTTGAATCACAATTCATTAAGATAAGGGCAATATCACCTTCAAATCCTGATCGTCTAATTGAAAGAACCCAATATTTAATTGTGTCCCATGTGTAATTGGTACTGCATCCTATAATCAAATCTTTCATTATAAACTCCCTCAAAAATTATGTAATATTACTGTCCTGGTGTATCTTTCTGGTAATTCTTTTTCAACTCATCTGACCCATCTTCACCCGCACCTGCTTTTGATTTAAACTCTTGCTTCTCTTTTATATATTCTTTAAAGGATAACACTATTTGCTCCAATTCTTTGCGGCAGTAAAGTTGTCATGTGAGAATTCTAATCTATCAATTAGTTTAACTGCACCACCTTTAAGTTTATCTACTGCAACAAAACCTTCAGGATTGGATATCTTGAATCCATCATCGGTACGAATAAATGTACCTGCAACTTGTTTAATCTCTCTTAACTTACGAACAATCATATTCTTTGCATCAACTAGTTTGTTCTGTAAATCAAATATTAATTTTAATTGTGCAATATTGGAACGATAGAATCTAAGCACCTCATTCTTCTCTGCAATCTTTCTTGTTTTAGTCTTTTCTAACTTTGCGGCAAGAATTTCTTTATTCTGTCTATCTTCTACCCATTTAATTAAATCTCTAGTATGTTGTGTTGTGTTTTTTATTTCTTGACCTTCACGAACTTTAGTATTATTAAATGTTTTGATTTGCATTAAGAATGTTTCACTGGTAGATATTCTATTCAATGTCAATGAATTAATTTGACTGAGTATTCTTTGTGCTTCAGATATATGTCCTGCTAATTCTAATGATTCTTGTTTAGTAAATGTTGCAGTACCAGAAGCATCAATGAAAGATGCATCACGATACCAAACATCTTTAGATGCCTTTAAGTTACCAATATCAATATTGAAAGATGATTTCATATCTGCTAGTGTATCACCACCAGAATATGCAGTATGAAATACAATTCCCATCTGTGATGCAAGAACTGTCTTTGCTAATTTAGAATCTTCAGGTATTGCATAGACTAAAGTATTAGGTTGAAATGTAATATACTTTTCACCATTGATAGTTTCTTTTTTGATATCATCTTTGGTAAACATCATATCACCTTGAAGAATACCATCAATGTTTAATTTCTTGAGGTATTTCAATGCAATCTTTAATTTTATATTGAGACCTTCACCCGGATGATTTTTATCTATATCTGCATTTGTATAGTTTAGTTTAGGATTGTTTGCGAATACACCTTTAGTACCAACAAAGAACTTATTGTTTTCTGGATTGACACCACAGATGATTGCGGGTGCACCATCCCATTTAGTAGTTACATTCACTTTACTTTCTGAACTACTAGCAAGCATATCTTTAAGAGAACGAAGAAAGTTAATGGCTGCTTTAGAACCAGCAACACCATTATTTAATACTTCATCTTCTAAATGTTCTAGGTGAACATTTTTACCTTCTTTTGATTCGTTTATAAATTCTATGAATTTCATTTTTATTCTACTTTTACAAAAGGACCAGATAAATCGGATGATGATGATGCATACGAAATACATTCTGTAACAAAATCATCTTGAACTTTTTTAGTTACAATTATATTAATTAATTGACAACCTAAAAATTTACTGAAACACCAAGAGACACCTTTTTCATTACATTGTTTTATAAAATCTTTAATTGAAAGATTATTATCTCTAGAATATTTTTTATAATTGTTGTAAAACTCTTCATATATTTTCATATCTATTTTTTCTAAACCAGAACGTAATACTTTAATATCCATTAATTGTGGTAATTTCATTTTTCTCAATATACCTTGAATTGGTCCATATGATAATTTACCTTGATTTGCATTTTTACCTTTTATCTCACCTTGAAATGTTTCTGGAAAAGTTCTAAATTGTATTTTTCCATCTACTGTAAAATATATGTATACATCTTTTCCACCAAAGAAACTTTGAGTGCCTGTGGTGTAACTTTCAAATTTTATAACTTTCTTTTTACTACCCACATTATAATATGAAAGATGAGCCGAACCTTTCATTAATTTTAAAGACACACCAATAATATCTTTTGATTTTATATTCTGTAACATTATATTATTTAATTCTACCATATTTGTTGCTTTAGTGATATCTATTCTCTCACCTTTTGGAGAAACCATATAGATATCAGCTGGACTCCATTTGTTTATATTTGAAAATATTTTTTCTTGTTGATTTAATTTTTTCCAATGATCTTGTAATTTATTTACCCAATTAGAACCTCGATGAAAAGTATATTGTTTTCCTTTAAATTCTTTATACAACTCTTCTGCACCTAATATGGAAGAACTTCTCCAATCTGCAGTTAATTTATTTTCAATGTTTGAAAGTGATTCATCAGTATCAGATTTAGAATAAGCTTTCTTAATGTCATCTCTGTTATAACTTTTTGACGCTGCCCATTTTGCTTGAGCATACACTGCTTGAGCAGATTCTCCTAATTTAGTAACATCAGCGCCAGCACCAGAACCACCTCCACCACCAAATTCTTTGTTTTTCTTTAAATCCGTTAATTTGTATGTTGCAACAAGTTTTTTACCTTTAGAAACAATAAGTATTGTTCCTTTTAAATCTTTCTTACCTTGAATTTTTTTAATTAACTGATTGTCAATATCAAACACAACTTTACTACCATCATTCAATTCAAAAAGTTCCTCATTTGTCATTTTGAAAACAAAAAGTTCTCTTCTAGAATCATATTTGTATAATTCGGATTGAGATAAAGATGACATTTAAATACTCCAGTGTTTTAGAGTATTTATAATAACATTATTACCTTATAATGTCAATATCTTTCTTGCTTGTCCACACTTCAATCTCAGTTCGTATTCTAGACTCTTGTTTTAGAGTGTTGAAACGATTAGTTGCTTTCTTTTTCCACCATTCTACTATGTTCTTCATGTGATGTTTCTCATAATTCTCATCATATTCATACTTATCAGTCTTACCTAAGACCATATCTTTGTAATTCTTAATACCATAATTACAGTAATAATATCGCTTCTTCTCAGTTAATAACTTTGCTTTATCAATGATTGTCATAAACATGTTATAAGAATCTTTATGACTCTTCAATGATGATTTAGTGATTGAAACTATGGCAGAACTAATTCTCAATTTTCTATTGGATGCATCTTCTGGAACAAAAGGACCACCATTTATATTTTCTAGATAGTCTCTTAAATCTTCATATGGTTTACCATGCATCATTGGTAAAAAATCAGACTCAGTTATACCACCAAATCTAAGATAAGGTTTCATTCCATCATATTGTGAAACTGATTTCGTTGTTCCATATAAACTCGTAGTTTCAAATAGACAAGTATTCATTCCATATTTCTTGTCCATTATATCACGAATCTCATGTGAACAGCAAATTGCTGCTAAAAGTTTACCACCTAGATAATTATATCCAAATGGTTGAGCAGGAACAATGACAAATCCCATTGCACATGCTTTATTAAATGATTTAGTGGTTTCTGTTTCATTAGTGATTACACATTCCAATAAATTATTACGAGGTTTCATCATTATAGTAGGTGAGCCAAGTCTTATAAATCCTACCCATTTACCAGAATTTTTTTCTTTAACTGCTAATTTAACATTTCTACCAGGACTCTCATTATTAATATGGGATGATATGATATTGAGATATTGTTGCCAAGTTGAACCAGGCAATTCAACTATCTGAAATTCCATATCTTCTGGTAACATACTAAAATCAGAAAACAAATCTTCTTCAAGTCCACATCCAGGTAAACTAGTAGGTAGTTCCATCAAAGAATTTAATTTTTGATCTCGCATGTATTCGTCAATGCGATTAAAATTGCCAAAGTAATCTTCATATACTTTAGCAACGTGTAATGCTTGTTCATGATTTAATATCATACTTTAAGACCACCAAACCTCTGTTTGAAATTGTGTCTTGAATTAGAATCAAACTTATTAATTGGTGGATCATCTTGACCAGAATCAGATAGTTGTTGTGCATTAGATTCAACATCATATAGTCTCATCTTTGCTTTATCTACACCAACAACAAACTTCTTATTAGTACCAGGGTCACCATATCGATTCTTCAATTGTTTTACCATAATCTGATTCAACTGTTCTAATTCTTCAGTTGATATCAATGCAAACATAAAGTCTGCAGTTGCAGGTAAACCAAAACTCTCACTTGTATCAGTCAAATCTACATCACTATTACTAAAACCACTTCTTGTTGTTTGTGTTGCAGATACAATAGGCACATTAAACTCTACTGCAAGTCCTCTTAACTCTTCTGCAATAGCTTTAATATACGTATAAGAATTAACAGATGAACCCATCTTCATTCTTGATGAACAACAGATATTCAAATAATCAATAAAGATAATATCTGGAAAGAAACTCTTCTTCAATCTCAACTCATTCAATAAAGACCTAAAGTGTCCAGCATGTGCAGATGCAGTTGGATATTCTTTAATGATTAATTTGCCTTGAGTCTTGTTTCTCAATACAGAAAACTTTCTTTCATAATCATCTTTAGAGATTACATGCAATTCATCCATCGTTACATTCAATAGATTAGCATCAATTCGTTCTGCAATCTTTTCTTCTGCCATTTCCATAGTGATATACAAAACATTATTACCTTGAGATATACATGCAGAGGACATATGACACATAAACAAAGATTTACCTACACCAGTACCAGCAAGTGCAATGTTCAATGTCTTTTGTGGCAAACCACCTTTAGTAATCTTATTAAAGTATTCAAGATCAAACTTAATCTTTTGTTCTTTCCGATGATAGAAATCAAATCGTGAATCGGCATCATTGATATAATCATGACCGACATGTGAATCAAACGATACACCTAGTGCATTGGATAATAACTCAGGTATTTGTCCTTTACTTAATGTTTTAGATTTGTTATCTAGAATCTGGACTGATTCCATGATTGCATTATAGATTGCTTTATCTTGGCAAAACTTTTCAGTTTGTTCAATCAACCAATCTGTAGGTGTTACTTCTTCTTTTGATTGTTGAATATCATTAAGAAGTTCTAGTGCAGATTTAACTTGTTCTTCGGTAAGTGTTTTCTTTTCAGTAAAGTTAATTACTAGTGCTTCATAGGTAGGAAGATTCTTATACTTGTTTACATAATCATGTATTTCTTTGAATACATTCTTTTCATTGTTATCTGAGAAATAGTCATGGAATATAAATGGTAATACTTTTCTTGTATAGTCCTCGTTATAAACTAAATTCTTCAGTATTGTTTGTTCTAGTCTGTTCATTTGTTTCCAATAGTTCTGTTAGTATGTCACCCATAATTATAACAAAATTCTGATCATTACGCAAGGTTTCTTCGTCATGATTACCAGAATATTCTATACCATAGGTAAACTTTAATCTTGCGAAAGTACCTTCTTCTACAACTTGTGCCGTCTTATAATAATAAATCACTCCCTGATATACACCCTTTAACAGATGTATACCAGTGAGATCAGAATCGGGAAAGTTATAGAGTTGGTAATCAATACCTTCTTTAGGCTTCTTCGGTTTTTTCCAGAACAGGAGTCGGTCCCATAATGTTGCCATATGCAATCCCATATTTTTGTTTTACAAATTCTCTGAATTTTTTATGAGATAAAATATCATCCCAAAACTCTGCATTTTGTGTTGCTGCCAATCTATGTTTATCACCAACTTCACCAGTTTCATGATTGACTTTTGCATACCAACCATTAGAAGGTTTTGTTACGTGACCACTTTCAAGTGCAATATCAAGGAGACCAGACCAACGACTGATACCACCATCAAAAGATACATTAATTGGAATTTTAGATTTTTCTTTGACATATCTACTTTTCTCTACGTTAATAATAAAATTGTACCCAATTACTTCAGTTCCTTCTTTTTCTTGCTGACGACCAATGATGTATATATTGTCGGCAGAATAATATGAACCTGTACCACCACCAACAATATCTTTAGGAAACAAACCAATCTCTTTGTAAGTATGATTAACGACAACCATTGGAATATCTTTTAGATTTAAATGTGGTGTAATCATTCTAAACAAACTCTTAACTTGTTTTGCACGACTCATATCTGCAACTGATTTACCTTCAAGTGCATCTTCAACTTCTTTCTTTGATGCAAGATTACCAATCGAATCTAATATGATGATTAGTTTATCACCACGATTTATATCTTGTAACTGTTGCATAATATCAAACTTCAATTGTTCAATATCAGTTAAAGGTGTATGTAATACTCTTGATTGGTCAATCTCAAATGTTTCAAAGTATTTAATTGGAGTACCAAACTCTGAATCATAGAACAACAATACTGCTTCTGGATACTTGTCCATGTATGCTTTTGCCATCAATAGACTAAATGCAGTCTTAAAATGTTTTGATGGACCTGCCCACATAGTAAGACCAGGAATTAAACCACCATCAAGTGAACCAGATAATGCTACATTAATCATTGGTACTCTTGTTGGTACAAAATCTTTTTCAGTAAAGAATTTTGATTTGTCTAGAATAGCACTATCTTTAATTGTGGTATTCTTTTTTAATTTATCAAGTAAACTCATATCATCCTCATTTATAAAAAGAAACTATCAAGTGAATTTGTTTTTTCTGCTTCCCAGTTAAGGCAATTCAAAATAATCTTAACGGGATCTAGGTATGCTTTTTCAAATTGTGTGTCATAATCTATGTAGTTGTCCAACTTGAATTCTGACGGCAATCTTGATGGATAAGATATAACAGTATCTTTAAATGGATTAGGTTGTTTAAGATAGGTAAACTTTATCTTCTCACCTTCTTGTATTAATGGATACTTCTTTGTTAAACCAAACTTCTCTAGATTATGATTATAGATTATTGCACCTTTAACATGAATTGGTGTACCTTTCTTATACATCGTAGTTTTATCAGAATAATCTTTAAGACCATTCATACCTCTTGGAAAAGATATTTCTTCAGGTGGTAATAATTTGAAATCTTTTCTAAATTGAGCAATGAAATCTTGCACATCTGATTCAGTACCATTAATCATTAGTTTAATAGTATCAGACATTTTACCACGGATAGATTGAGGTGTTGAAGATTTAACCATTTCAAGTCCCATAACTTTCATGTGAGGTTCATTATACTGAACACCCTCATTATTATAGACATTCATAATATATCTTTTCTTTGCAGTCCAGATACCTTTGTTTGCAAGTGCTTCACGTTTCATTTGCATTTTTTGTTCGAAGGCGTGGACATAATCAGCAAGCTCTTTATAACTTTCATCAATAAAAGGTTGTATCTTATCTTCACAGACACGGTCCATGAAGGCAATGACATTCTTAATATCACTTGTTTCAGGATGCACTTTCTCAACAAGCTCACTAAGACGGAGATATATCGAATCTGTATCCGAAGCAATAACATAATCTTTATCCGTTTTCAAAAGTTTATTCATGTATTGATTTAACTTGTTCTCAATCCATCTTATACTTAGTTGACCTGCAGATGTAACTCCTAATGCCATCCGTAGGTCATAAAAACGAAAATACTGACTTCCCAAAGCACCATATGCTGAATTGAGACCAACTTTCTTAGCCAGTTGTAGATTGTTGTATCTTGCAATTTGTTTTTCAATTTCGTATTTTTTAGATTCATCTTTTTCATTCTCATAATCTTGTTGGGCTTTCAACATCATATTCTTAAACTTCTTTCTATCCTCATACATATCTTGCAACATATTAGGTAAGAAACCACGAATCTTTGTATTAAAGAATTGACCATTAGGCGTTAGTGTTACGCCTTCAATATCAGTCAAATCAATTTCTTTATTCAACATCTTATTGACAGTTACACCTTTAGATATAACATCTTGCATTTTTAAAGTATAATCTTTAGGATCAATTACTGTTTCAGGTGAAATGTTAAATTGCATCATCAAATGTGGATAGAGTGAATTCAAGTCAAATGATGCAACCCATTCATGCATACCAACCTGTGGGTCTTTAACATATGCACCTTCAAATCTTCCATCTTTACTTGTATGTAGATTGGGTGGAACAATAATATCTCTATTCAATAGATAACCATATGTCATTGCATCCCACATACGAGTCTGTGCAAAGATATCACTATAATTTGTTTTAGTATCATATGCAATAGTAAGACCCAATTCAATTAACTTTAATTTGTCTTCCAGTTTAAGAATCAAATCAACGTCTTTGATGTTATACTCAATAAACTTTTGATAGTTTAACCGATATAGTTGATGTAGATTTTCAAATTCATCATATGATATCTTACCTTCACCCAATTCAACCTGTGCAATATTATCTAAACGATATGACTCTTGTGATTTACCACCAGGTGCATACCATCTATACAATTCAATATAATCAAGTATTGCAACACCACTAATCTCATATGCAACATTCTTTTTATTCATTGCATATACTTCACGTTCATTAATCATGTACCATGGTGATAGTTTTCTATCAGTATCATCACCAAGTATTTTTCTAAATCTATTAACAAGATATGGGATATCAAAGAATTTAATATTCCAACCAGTTACAACATCGGGATAATTTACTTGCCAATCTTCAAGAAATGTTTTACATAAAGTGTATTCATCACGACACTTAATATATTTTACATTCTCATCATTATTGATGTAATTACCACAACCATATACTTTACTTTTACCACCAATGTATTTAATACAAATTGCGGTGATAGGTTCAGATGCAATATATGGATCAGGAAATCCATTCTCTGATCCAACTTCAATATCAATAACAGCAATCTTTATCTTATCTTGATCCCATTCAATATCACCTTTGAAATTCTCTGCAATGAAAGCATATTCAAATCGTGAGTTACCATATACTTTGAAATTTTCTACTTGTTCGTAATTCTTAATGAAATCACGAGCATCTTTCATTGTCTCAAATTTTAAAGGTTCAAGTGTCTCACCGTTGAGTGATTTAAATTTAGTTTGTTTATTAGATTGTAAATACAAAGTAGGAGTATATGCTACTTTGAGACATACACTCCTACCATTCTTTACACCACGATACAGGATGTTGTTGCCAACAGCCAATACACTAGTATAAAAATCTGCCATTATAATTTAAGAATACTTGGATCTGCGATTTGAATTCCTGAACCAAAATACTTATTATAAGCATTTAGAAGTTCGGTTGCAGGTGTTGCTAAAGTTAGAAAATTTTGATTGTCAATTATAATACCTGTATCAAACTCTTGTGCATAAAGTAAGAAAGGTGAGAACCCAATCATAGCTTCGCCACTAGGAGAATTTTGCATAACAATTGCTGCAGGTTTAATAATCTTAATATAACTTGTACCTATTTCAGTTTCAGCAATCAAGTTCATACTGTTTTTCAATGCAATAATTTTAATCATATACTTGTACCTTATAGGAAGGATCCAATACTGCTAATGTGACCCATTTTTTTGGAAACAACATCTCACGACCACGAAAATCGTTCATGCTATAGTTAGGATCGTCAACTAGACCAACCAATTCAACCTTATCATCAAAATCACGATAATGAAGATCATACTTAATTGCTTTAGTCAAATTCTCTTTGATTGCAATTGTTTTTGCCAATGTTCTAATATTCATAAATTTTATTTCTAAATGTTTAAAATACTATTATATAACGAATAGGTCTGTATGTCAAGACTTATTCACATGTTTACCAAAATTAGGTTCTTGCCATCCTTCTGGTTTCAAAACTTTACCATCTTCTCTCTTTAATACTTTACCAGACTTCTGGTCAATCTTTGCCAAATTACTATTGGCAACTTCTGACCATGCACCATCTACATTAAAACCTTTCATCTTACAATAACCAAGTATTACCCAAATCATATCCATACAGGCATCTAATTGTTCTACATCATCATTGTTCCAAAATGCTTCCATAAATTCTGCATATTCTTCAGATATGAGTTTAGAATATAATTCAGCATTTTCTTTTGAAGGTATTTGACCACATGCCTCTAAGAATGTAGTTACAGAGTTATGCAGCATTTCTCTACCAATTTTTTTGATGACAATTTCACCATCATCATTTTTACTGATATCTAGAACATCACCTGTAGACCAACCAACATCAGTTAAAAGTTGTTCATTTAATTCTATGATTGCATCACCATTATCACATACTTCTAATACTTTACTTTCGTAAATCATTCTTCACTCACTTTTTCTTTTTTGGTTGAGAACCGTGCTCGTTCTTTAGCAATTTGACTTTCAATTGCAAACTTCTTATACATTGTGTATTCATCTTTATTAAGGATAGTTGCCAATACACGTTTAGCAGGTTTATTCAACCTGAAATTTTTATCTGCTTTCATAATATCTCCATGTTGTAAAGAGAACTCGAGCGTATGATAATCAACTCACAGAGGCCCGAGCCGTGTTGTTACTCAGTCAAAAGTTGTGGTTTACTAAATGTGATTTCTTTAGTACCAACATCAATTCTACGAGGTTTCTTTGATTCAGGAATAATATTCTCTAAACCAATTCTAAGAATACCATCTCTGTATTGTGAACCACATACTTCAATGGTATCTGCCAATTGAAAATTCTTAGTAAATGATCTTGTACCAATACCACGATACAGATATTCACCAGAATCTACAGCAGGTTTCTTTTGACCTTTGATTGTTAAAACATTTTCGGTAACAACAACATCAATTTCATCTTGAGAAAAACCAGCAATAGCCATCTCAATTAGATATTGATTGTCATTGATTCTACTAATGTTGTGAGGTGGGAACTTATCAATAGAGGTTGCATCTGTCATTGTTTGCAATTGTTCAAACAATTTTTCAAATCCAACATACCGATGAAGCATAGGTGTAAAAGTATAAGTCATAATAGACTCCTTGTTAAGCGAGTTAAAAAAATATGTAACCCCGAAGGCATTACAATCTTATTTATTCAAAATTTTATAGGCAGCACGATTTACCAGAAAAAATCTTTCAATATTTTCCTGAGTAAATACTTTAATAAAATTTAAACCTTCAACGATTTTAATATCTTCTATGTTTTCACAAAAGACAATTTCACCATTGAAGATGTTCTCTAGTTTTATTGGTTGTTTGTTCATAATAAATCACCATGTTAAATACGTTTTTTGCCAATATTATACTTACTTACTAATTCCCAATCATCTTTTTCTTTGTATGCAATGATCTTGATTTGATGAATAGGCGCAATATTGTTTTCCATAATCTTAGGATTAACAATCTTTACCAATCCCCAATCTTGCAGTAACTTAGCGATTGCATTCCGTCTTTGAATATCATTATCTGATAGGTTAGAAGGTTTGCCATCTAAATCAAACAACTCTTTGAAATGAACAATGTAGTATTGTCCTTGTTTATGTAGAATGTGACAAGACTGGTACAAAATCTTATCTTTCCGTGAAGATACGCCAATACGTGTTAAAGTTTCTTTTACTTTTAAGAAGTCATCACTCTTTTCAAGTTTAACCTCAACGAAATCTAAAATATTTACCATGCTATTTCCTCAATCCACCGATATCGGTTTTTTCTTTTAATTGTTGGATTTGTTCATCACTAAGTAGGCGAAGCGCCTCAATAGCCTTGGCATCTGAAAAACCATAATATTTCTTTAAACATTCTATATCTTCAACTTTCTCAGGTTTAATCCACTTAGCAAATGGTCTTTTTCTGGACCTAATTGTATTTATAAGAAAATCATTTTGTAACTTCTTATCTAAGTGGTGCCTACGATTCATCTCATTAGCATAGGCAATACAGTCCATATGATAGGAAAGACTACGGTTTACTAGAAAAGGAACATATTCACTTTCAGTAACTTCATCGACAATAAGTTGTTTTTTACCTTTCAATATTTCGTTAACATAATCAAATGGATTCATTATTTGAATTCCAAATTAACCATCAATTCAGTTAAACATGCAACAATATTAATCTCTGCATCGGCAACAAATGCTTGTTTATATTGATAGTCAGCAAGAATAATTACTGCTTGCGGTATACTGCCCGGTTGTAATACTTCATATAAACTATCGTATAACTTACGATAAATTGTCTGTGGATCAACATCATTACTTGCAACCCATTTACGAATTGAACCAAAGTCTTTGTCTTTAATGAAACCAACAATCTGTGATAATGATACATCGGTAATATGTGCTAGAACACCAGTATCAATCTTACCGAATTGTGAGAATCGTTGTAGTTCATTTATTACACGCCGAAAATCAGGAAAGTGTTTCTTGATTAATTCTGCAATAACTTTAGGTTCAAACTCAATCTTTTCTGTCTTAAGAATAGTTTGTATGCGTTTAAAGAATTGACCTGCCATCTCAGTCTTTTCATCATTCTTTAATGCAAAATCAATGACTGCACACCGAGAATGGAGTGGTTCAATCATCTTACTTTTGTAATTGCAAGTAAAGATAAAGGAACAATTCTTTGAAAATTCTTCAATAGAATTTCTAAATGCTGCTTGAGCATTTGCAGATAGATAATCTGCTTCATCAATAATGATTACTCTACGATGTCCAGAAAATGACATTGCAGATGCATAGTTTTTAATCTTATGCCGAACAACATCAACACCATTCTCATCAGAACCATTGATGATCATGTAATCACAACCAATTTGTTCACACATGGCTTTTGCAACTGTAGTCTTACCTACGCCTGCACCGCCAGATAGAAGTAAATTAGGAATACTATTTTGATTAACATACTCCTGAAACGGTGTTTTTAACCGTTCAGGTAGTATGCAATCTTCAATCGTCTTAGGCCGATATGCTTCTGTCCATAATAAATGTTTCATTCACATACTCCATAATATAATTAAACTACTTCAATTCACCATTCAATCTACCAATTACTTCCATATAATTACCCGTAACTTTAGTAGTACCGCCATCTGCCATAACAATATTAGCACCTGCCATTGTTGCTTCTACTAACATAACAAAATTTGGATTGATTGCAACACTACCAGCATCAGGTCGTTCAAAATAAATTAACATATTAACCCTTTGTAAATGTTGAACCTGGTTCAGATGTAATCCAATAATTCAATTCTAATTCTGCATGTTTAAAATTTGATACACCTTTAGATGAAATGTTTACAATGTAATTACCAGGATACATTACAAAGTTTTGCATTTTAAATAGAATGTTATAAACATCACCATTGCCATCACACATAACTAATTCATTAGTTGCAGATGCATCATTCTTAGTATCAAATGCAAGAATAGATACTTTTGATCCATCAGATTTAACTGCAACATCACTGGTACCCAATACATTTGTAATACGCTTTAGATGATTGTAATCTTCTTTTGTGAATGTAAATTGAATCTCAGCTTCAGGCATTGCAATTGGCTTTGATGGTGCAAGAGTAATCATCTCTGGATCACAGTAATAATATTTCAATTTATTTCTGCCATCAGCACTTATAAGTTTACATGCATTTTCTTCAAGTTCAATTTCAGTGCCATTGAACATAGTCAAAACTGCCAAAAAGTTATTCAAATCATATACACTAAAATCTTTTGTAACTTCATCTTCAGATTTAAATTCAGCAAGGATGTTTTTTGTTTTACTAACTGTGCGAATAACTTTACCAGTTTGAAACATAATGCTTTCATTAATTGTTCCAAAGTTCTTTAAGATTTCAATTGTTTGTTCAGATAATTTCATAATATACTCCATAATTAAATTTTTGTTTTAGAACCATATAACTCATCGTGATTGTGTAAAGCCATTATACTATAATGAATCACTTTTAGCAAGTCTTTTCTGTTACGACCTTCTTTCTTACCGTATCTTTGTGCATATTTCATAATGTTACCGATACAGAAACCCTCACCGTGACCACTATCCATTATAAACTCAGTTGCCTGAAATTTATTTTGTGAATAGTGTTCACCGTAAGTGTTATCAATATAGACTTTTAATTCATCGAGTATTCTACCTTCACTATACTTGTAATCTATATCACATCTCATGATTATAGTTTACCAGTCAATTCAGCAACTTTAGGCATGTTACCAGTGAATGGATATGTACCAATATGTTGTGTTTTCATCCATGGACACAAGTAGATTTCTCCACCAATCTTGCGCCACATCTGGCAAAACATATAATCTTCAGATAGATACCGATCAGAACCACCACCAACAATAGAATCTTTAGTATCAATTACTGTATCAAAGTATGCATGAATATATCTTGAACCGTCAAAGTTTGCTTGACCAACATGATCAGGCTTATACCGAATAGTAGGATATGCATCTCGCATCTTATCAAATACTTCACGTTTAACCATCATGAAACCTGTACCAATTTCTAATACTTGAAGTGGTTCAGTTACAGAAAAGTTTTTGGTACCATGAACAACATTAAACACATAATCACCAACAACATATTCTAAATCTTGTGGTGGTAAATCAGGATGTTTTCTTGCTGCTTCTGCTACATTGTTCCAATTGATAGATTTCTTAGGATAAGGTCCACCAACTACTTCTTTATCTAATGCCATCAATGCAATTACATCTTGCGGATTAAAATGAACATCAGAATCAATGAAGAGTAGATGAGTGCATTCCGAACGGAGAAATTCATCTACAAGATAATTACGTGCCCGAGTGATAAGAGATTCATTAAACAAAAATGAAAACTTAACATCAACACCATATTTCATCATCATTACTTGCAAATCAAGGCATGATTTCATATACATGCCATATGACATACCACCATACATCGGTGTTGCCACAAACAACTTAAACTGTTTTAAATCTTCTAATTTAACTTTTATTTCCATAGTATATCCATTCTAAAAAAAGAGGTGACACAAATATATATGCATCACCTCATATAATTACACTACAGATTTAGGCAAATGCAGCAGCACCCAACTCCTTATAAGCTGCAGCAACCATCTGACGATTAGGCGTACCTAAACGATAAACAGTGATAGTTTCACCGTTGGTTGTCTTTTTGCTATTGCGGTAGATACTATAACCCTCAGCACGTAATTCAGCAATGCGAGCAGAGAATCGCTCAATACCATAACGGCTTTTAGCAACATTCTCAGTAATATCTTTACCAGTTTTGAAAAAGTCAAGTAGTTTTTCGTTTTGTGAACTATTTGATTTCATAATAATACTCCAATTTAGTTTTGTGTCGCAATTAAATTAAATTTACAGAGGCGACACTTCTCTGTTAATTTCAACTATTATACTATAATTATATAACAGTGTCAACACTTTAACAGGTAAATGTTATTGATTGCCATTAGTCCAAAGGTAATTGCTCTTGTTTATTACCAATCCAGAACTTAAAGTTTCAGCAACACTATCTGGTATAGTTGTCATAGTATTTGGTATAGTTGTCATAGTATTAGGTATTCCGGCAGGAGTTTGTTGAGCCGAATTCACTGCATTTGACATCTCTTCAGCCAAACTACTTTCAGGCACAACTGTTTCAATAGTAGGTTTTGCATCTTCATCAATCTTAGTATATAAATCTAAGAATGATCTTTTTGTATCTTCATCAAAACGATTCAAGCATAATTCAATTGCCTTCATCTTATCATTAAAGACACCAAACGATTTAACAATATGTACCAAACGGCGAGTAGAGATAACTTCATCAGCACCACCTTCGGCAAATGTTTTACGAATAATATCTGCCCATGTTACCAATTTATCTACAAATTCATTATCATCTTTACCAACAGATGACATTTCCTTAACTAAAATTTTCTTCTCTACTGAAACAGATGGCCACTCTTGTTCGATTGTAATCAAGAATCGTTCTAAAAATGCCTCATTCAATACATTAGTAAACATATAACGACCATCTTCAGAACCTTTACCTTTAGTATTTGCAGTAGCAATTACAGTAAAACCTTCTGCAGGTGTTACTACTTCATTTTTCTTTTTCAATAAGAATGGTTTGCCTTCAAATACACGCTGTAAACATGATAGATTAGCTGCACCATAATCAATCTCATCAATACACAAGACTGCACCTTGTCGTGCCGCAACTGTTACTGGACCATCACGCCATTCCATCTGTCCATTAATCAATACATAGTTACCTAACAAATCACTTTCATCGGTTTCTGGTGTCATTGAAATACAAACAAACTTGCGACCAATCTTGGCACATGCCTGTTCTGCCGACATTGTTTTACCATTACCCGATTGACCAGTAATCAATAACGGAAAGAATTGATTGGAA